CAAAAATCAAATGGCAGGTGATCATTATACTAATTTGCAAAATAAGCCACAGCGAACTCATGATGATTTAGGTGGTAAAAGAATGATGCAGCATTCTGATTCTGCAAATGAAGCATCAAAAAGAGCATATGCGGCGGCAGACATGCATATACCAGATAACGCAGATGAAGACGATGGTGTTCGTCATTATGCAGGGTAAAATAAGGTAAGATAAAATGAAATTAATTGCAGAATACCAAGATCAAGAAATATCTTATATGACAGAAGCTACCGAATCCGGTGGAAAAAATCATGTGATCAAGGGTATTTTCGCACAAGCTGAAAGCAAAAACCGTAATGGCAGGATTTATCCAAAAGCTATTATGGAAAAAGCTATAGATAAGTATAATAAAGAACAAGTAATTCCTAAGAGAGCAGTCGGTGAATTGAACCATCCAGATGGTCCCACTGTAAACTTAGACAAAGTATCCCATCGTATTACTGAGCTGACATGGTCAGGTAATAATGTGATGGGTAAGGCACTTATATTAGACACTCCAATGGGGCAGATCGTTAAAGGTTTACTCGATGGTGGCGTACAACTAGGTGTATCAACTCGTGGTATGGGAAGTCTAGAGAATCGTAATGGAACCAACTATGTAAAAGATGATTTTATGTTAGCAACGGTTGACATTGTTCAAGATCCATCCGCCCCAGACGCTTTCGTTAATGGCATTATGGAGGGGGTCGACTGGATATGGAACAATGGTGTGATAGAAGCTCGAGACATTGAAAAGATTGAGACTGAAATTAAGAAAGCTCCGCGATCGAGATTGTATGAAGTACAAACTCGTGAGTTTAAGAATTTCCTCTCGTTGCTTAAATAATAGAGGAGTCAAACATGACTGATCAAAATTACGAACAGGATGGCTATGACCTCGATGAAGCAGCGGAAGTTGTGGACGAGGCAAAGGCACCGACAACAAAAGGTAAGGCATCAGACCCTGATCATTCCGAAACTGATGGAATGAAAAAGACTGATCCTAAAGCCGAAACAACGAAGGGTACGGGTGGAACTAAAGCTAAACAAGCAAAAGTTGGCGATACTTCCGGTCAAGATCCAATGCAAAAGCTCCAAGCTGGATATAGCATGAATGCAGGTACACATATGAAAATGGAAAATATGACTAAGTTGGCTTCATTGCCTGCTGATGTTATTAATACATTGTATCAAGAAGCATTTGGCACTGACTTGGATCTAGATGAGTCCGATGAAGTATTGGTAGAATATAACTTTGATGACGATCTGCAAGCTTTGGTTGAATCCGAAGCAACACTTTCAGACGACTTTAAAGGTAAAGCTTCTACAATTTTCGAAGCTGCTGTTAATTCCAAAATTATGGAAAAAGCTGCAGATATGGAACTTGTCACTGCAACCCTTATTGCTGAAAAAGTAGAAGAGCTGGAAGAGGAATATACTTCTGAAATCTCTGAAGCTATTGTCGAAGCACGCGAAGAGCTTGTCGAAAAAGTCGACGGTTATCTAAACTACGTTGTTGAAACATTGATGGAAGAAAATAGACTGGCTGTTGAATCCGGTCTTAGAACTGAAATCGCTGAAACATTCATGGGAAGTCTGAAAGACTTGTTCACTGAATCTTACATCGAAGTTCCAGAATCCAAAGTTGATCTTGTTGATGATCTTGCTGAGCAGGTAATTGCTCTGGAAGAAAAACTCAATGAAGAAACTGCTACTATCTTGGAAATGAGATCCTACACACAAGATCTAGAGCGTCAGGCAATTATTGCTGAAGCTTCAATAAATCTTGTTGGAACTCAAGCCGATAAACTAACTAAACTTGCAGAATCAATTGATTTTGAATCAGCTAGTGCATTTGCTGCTAAAGTAGATACTCTTGTAGAATCTTACTTTTCAGATCAACCGGCAGAAGAAGTATATATGGCTTCTTCACCTACTCAGTCTATCACCGAAGCTTATGAGCTCGATGACGATGAAGTTGTAACAAGCGCACGAATGGATCAATATCTAACTGCAATCAGATCAAATAACTAAGGAGACAAAAAGATGTCTAACGCATACAAATCCCTCACTGAAAAGTGGGCACCGGTTCTGAACGAAGAATCAGCCGGAACAATTCAAGATCAATATAGAAGGTCGGTAACGGCTGTTGTTCTTGAAAACCAAGAAAAAGCTCTTTCAGAAGCTCGTGCCGCTCAAGCGGGTTACTTGACAGAAGATGGTCCTGCCGGTGCAAATACTGGTTCGATCGATAAGTGGGATCCAATCCTTATTTCACTCGTACGTCGTGCCATGCCTAATATGATGGCATATGACGTTTGTGGTGTTCAGCCAATGACTGGTCCAACTGGCCTGATCTTTGCGATGAAATCACGTTTCAATGGTGGTGCAACTACTAATGACGAAGCTCTGTTTAACGAAGCAAATAGCGCGTTCTCTGGTGATTCTGCTACAGCAAATGCTCAAACCGGTGATACTTCTGGTTTAGGTACTTTAGCTGCTGTTGACTCAGCTGGTAGTGCAGCTCAGCACGGTATCGGTATGGACACAGTAAACGGTGAAGGTCTCGGTACTGATGGTACTGCGCCAAGATCCGCATTTGGTGAAATGGGTTTCACTATTGAAAAAGCAACTGTATCAGCCAAAACACGTGCATTGAAAGCAGAATATTCGCTTGAACTCGCACAGGATCTGAAAGCAATTCACGGTCTGGACGCTGAAAGCGAACTGGCTAACATTCTTTCAACTGAAATCCTTGCTGAAATTAACCGGGAAGTAATCCGTACCATTAACGCTCAAGCGAAAACTGGTGCTTCTACATCTCAAACAGCTCTTAATGGTATCTTCGATATGAAGCTTGATGCTGATGGTCGTTGGAGTGTAGAGCGTTTTAAAGGTTTGATGATTCAAATCGAACGTGAAGCAAACCAAATTGCAAAAGATACTCGTAGAGGTCGTGGTAACTTCATCATTACTTCTTCTGATGTTGCTTCCTGCTTGTCTGCTACTGGAATGTTGGACTATGCTCCAGCTCTGAAAGATAGCCTGACAGTTGACGATACTGGTAATACTTTTGCTGGTGTTCTTAATGGTCGTACCAAAGTATATATCGATCCATATGCAACTGTGGATTATGTAAACGTTGGCTACAAAGGTACTAATGCATATGATGCTGGTGTATTCTATTGCCCATACGTACCGCTGACCATGGTCCGCGCCGTTGGTGAGAATGACTTCCAGCCACGTATCGGGTTCAAAACTCGTTATGGCATGGTGTCAAACCCATTTGTTGGAGATACTCCAGCGAACGGTCTTGCTACTTCAAGAACTAACCAGTACTACAGAATCTTCCGCGTAGACAATATCCTCGACGCATAAGAAAAAAGAGAGGAACCAACCTCTCTTTAAGAATAACTATCAAGGGCGCTTTCGGGCGCCCTTTCTTTATGCTGTTACATTTTTATCACAGCTATATGTAATATGCAAATAAAATAAAAAAACATTGAAAATACTCCTTTACATTTGCTCTAAAATAGATTATAAAGAATATAACAAATGATAAAGGATATAATCATGATTACTTTTTTTAAAAAGACTTCTATCATCGAATGGGCAACAGCTCCTCAAGGCACCTCCTGTGACTGGATGTCCCAGACCACTGTCGAAGAATTTAATGTTGAAACCGGCGAATCACTAGGGCTAGAAGTCAAAGAGCCTGTAGTTGTAACTATGTTAGCTGAGGGATGGGCATAAGGATATACACTATGTGGACACTCAAAGGACAATTCAGTACAAGACAACTTGATGAAACTACAGGAAAACCTATGACTGAAGGCCCTCTTGAGTGGTCTGCAATGACAGTAGATACTCAAGAAGAAGCTGAAGAGTGGTGGAAATGTAGAACTAGCACTAATTGTAAAGTCAGTAGAGTTAGTACAATGTTTGATCCTGATGGTAAAGTTGTTAAAGTATCATTTAATTAGTAGTCTTAAAAATAGTCCTAACTTAGAGCCCTTTTAGGGCTCTTTTTTTTATATAAATAGTAATAGTTAAAGGAGATATGTTATGGCAGAATTAACAACTAATATCAATTTTCTACAAAGTACACAATTTAAAGTAATAATTGACAGAAAAAAATTCGGTAATTTAGAATTTTTTGCTCAATCATTTCAGCACCCTGGTGCTACAGTTACTTCTGCTCCACTGGCATATAAAAGAATTGCTACAGTTGGTTTACCCGGTGACACTTTAACTATTGATGAATTAGGTTTTGAAATAATAGTAGATGAAAATATGAATTCTTACATTGAAATGTATAATTGGGCAAAATCACAAACAGAAGATAGAAGAGGAATTAGTGTTGATAATCCTTTGTATCGTGATATATCATCTTCAACAGATACGCATGAATCAGACATCACTGTTTTACTATTAACGAATGCGAACAAAGTTGTTAAAACAATAAAATATATTGATTGTGTTCCAACGTCACTAAGTTCATTAAATTTCTCAGCTACAGTTGGCGAACCAAGTCAAGTCACATTCCAAGCATCATTTAGGACTGAATATTTTATTATAACTTAACGTATATATACTTTTATATTATGGAGAATTGAATTGTTAACACTTGAAAATATACTTGAAGAATGGCAGCAAGACTGTCAGTTAGATGAAAATAACTTAGATACCAGCTCAATCCAAATAGCTAAATATCATGCTAAATATCTTGAGATGTTGTCTATCACAAAACTTAAACTGAAAAAGACAGAATTAAATCAAAAAATATTGCTGAAAGAAAAATGGCTTTATTATAATGGTAAACTGACTGAAGATGAAATAAAAGAAAAAGGCTGGGAATATGATCCTTTTCGTGGTATGAAAATCATGAAAGGTGACATGAATCGCTATTATGATTCTGATATAGATATACAACAGAGCGAAGAAAAAGTAGTGTATTTTAAGACTATTGTAGAGACTCTTATTGAAATAGTCGATACTCTAAAATGGCGACACCAAACAATTAGTAATATTATAAAATGGAAGATGTTTCAAGCTGGTGGATAGAATTTTATTACAAAAGAAAAATGAATCAGTGTTGCTTATTGGTTGTGATAATGGTATTGCAATGGAATTAAGTGAATACTTTTCATTTTTTGTTCCAGGTTATAAGTATATGCCCTTATATCGCAATAAAGTCTGGGATGGTAAAGTAAGATTATTTAATCCTGCGAATTATGAATTACCAGTTGGTTTATTGACATATGTAAAAGATTTTGCTGAAAAACGCGATTACATTGTTGAATATGAAGATGGTCCATTTGGTCCTCCAGAATCATTTAATAAAATTGACGTCAAAGATATTATGGATTTTATTAAATCTCTTAATATTCATAGTAAAGGTAATCTTATTGAAGTAAGAGATTATCAATTTAATGCTATATGTGAAAGCATTAGAAAAAAACGAGCAATTTTATTATCACCAACTGGATCTGGAAAATCATTAATAATTTATGTTTTGATGAGATGGTATATGGCTAACCATGAAGATAAGGTTTTAGTCATTGTTCCAACTACTTCTCTTGTTCAACAAATGATGTCAGATTTTGATGATTATTCATCTCATGATGATAGCTTTTCTAAAGATGATTGCCATGCTATCTTTTCTGGTCAAGCTAAAATGAATATATCTGAAAACGTTTTTATTAGTACATGGCAATCA